TTGCTACAAACATTAATGATGTTATTGCAGTAGCTAATGATTTAGCAGAAGCGGTTTCAGAAGTAGAAACTGTTGCAAATGATTTAAACGAAGCAACTTCAGAGATTGATACAGTTGCTACAAATATAGCAAACGTAAATACAGTCGGTACAAATATTGCTAATGTAAATACTGTTGCAGGAATAAATACAGATGTAACTACAGTTGCAGGTAATGATACAAATATTTCTACAGTAGCAGGTATTTCAGCTAACGTAACTTCAGTTGCAGGTATATCAGCAGATGTAACAAGTGTTGCTAATGATGCTACAGATATAGGAACAGTTTCCACAGGTATTGCTAATGTAAATACCGTTGCAACTAATATAGCTAATGTAAACACAGTTGCAGGAAACAATACTAACATTAATACAGTAGCAGGAAATGATGCTAACATCACAACTGTTGCAGGTAACAATGCAAACATTACGACTGTTGCAGGTATCAATAGTGACGTAACTACAGTTTCAGGAATTTCAGCAGATGTAACTTCGGTTGCAAATAACAGTTCAAACATTAATGCAGTAGCTAGTAATGAAGCTAATATTAATGCTGTAAATACTAATTCAACAAATATTAATACAGTTGCCACAGATATTGCTAACGTAAATAATGTTGGTGGTTCTATAGCTTCAGTAAATACTGTTGCTACTAATCTTACTTCAGTAAACAGTTTTGCAAATACATATTTAGGTGCTAGTGCAACTGCACCAACTTTAGACCCAGATGGTTCAGCTTTAGATTTAGGGGATTTATATTTTGATACAGCCTCAGATACCATGAAAGTCTATGGTTCTGCGGGGTGGACTGCGGCGGGTTCTAGCGTTAATGGGACTGCTAGTAGGTTTAAATACACTGCAACCTCAGGACAAACAACATTTACAGGAACAGATGACAATTCTGCAACACTTGCGTATGACGCAGGGTTCTTAGATGTCTATTTAAATGGTATTAGACTTGTAAATGGAACAGATTTTACAGCAACTACAGGTAATTCAATCGTATTAACTACAGGTGCAAACTTAGATGATATACTTGAGATAGTTGCTTTTGGAACTTTTGCTTTAGCAAACTTTAGTATTACAGATGCAACTGATGTCCCACCTTTGGGAACAGCAGGTCAAGCATTAGTAGTTAATTCTGGTGGAACGGCTTTAGAATTTTCTAATGCTTCTTCAGCAGAAGTTTATGGATTTCACAAAGATAGTAATGGAGACTTAATAGTCACTACTACTAATCAAGGAGTGGATAACATTTCAAGTGCAACATACGCCACATTTGATGATGTTTTATTTAGTGCGAGTGGTTTTACATTCTCACTTAACAATGGCGAACTAATAGCAACAATATAAGGAAATAATATAATGGCTACAGTAAATCTCGGCTCAATTAAGTTCAAGTGGAAGGGAACTTATGCAGGTGGAACAGCTTATACTATAGATGATGTCGTATCGTACAATGGTTCGTCATACATTTGTATACAAGCAAGTACAGGAAACCTTCCAACCGATACGGCTTACTTTGAACAAATGTCTTCAGCAGGTACTAATGGTACTGATGGAACAGATTTAACAACAACATTAACTACACAAGGCGATATTGTTTATAGAGATGCGTCTGGTCTTCAAAGACTTGGTGCAGGAACTTCTGGTCAAGTTTTACAAACTGGTGGTACTGGTGCAAATCCTAGTTGGGTTGATGCAGGTGGTGGTAAGGTTTTGCAAGTGCTTACAGCAACAGATAGCACTCAAAGACAAACAACATCTTCAACATTTACAAATGCATCAACTACTTTATCAGTTACTATAACTCCATCATCAACTTCAAGTAAAATTCTAATTAATGTTACAACTGGTTGGTATGATAATGCTAGTGGTGGAACAACATATTTATCAATTTTTAGAGATAGTACAAATTTAGGAAATTCCTCAACTGGAATGTTAAGTATGGCTTTATATGATATGCAAAGTGGTGTAGCAATAACACATTTAGACAGTCCATCTTCAACATCAGCATTAACTTATGAACTTAGAATGAGATGTGGTGCAGGAACAAGTAGAATTAATCAACAATCATCAATGGGAAACATTGTGGTCATGGAAATTGGAGCATAACATGGATAATAAAATAATAAGAGCAATTCAAAAAATAAATCCAACAGCAGAAGTATCTGTTAGTGCAGAAGATATTAATTCAATCGTTTGGGAAAATGGAACAACACCAATTTCTGTTGCAGATATTCAAGCACAAATACCAATAGTAGAACAAGAAATTGCTAATGAAGCACAAGCTAAAATAGATGCTCAAGTTTCTGGCAATCAAAAGCTATTAGACTTGGGATTAACACAAGCTGAAGCAACTGCATTAACTGGTTATACACCACCAGTAGCAGAGTAATTAAAATCTTAAAATCGTAGGAGAATAAAAATGAGTAAAGCTAGAGAACTAGCAGATATATTTGCTGACGCAAATACAGCAAACGAACTTGCTAAACTAGATGGTTCAGCAAAATTAACTGACGCTGTATTTCCTGCAACATTACCTGCAATAGATGGTTCAAACCTAACAGGAGTAGCTGAAACAAAACCTACGATTTCTAGTATTTCACCAGACACAATAGATAACACAGAGGCTACTATTACTGTAACTGGTGCTAACTTTGTATCAATACCAAAAGTAGAAGTATTAAATCCATCTACAGGTATTTGGTATGATGCTACTTCAGTAACTTTTAATAACTCTACGTCTTTAACAGTAGTAATAACTTTATCAGTAGATGCTCAATATAAAATTAGAATAGAAAATCCTAATGGATTGGCAGTATTATCTGGTACAATTTTAACAGTTTCAGATGCTCCTACATGGGTAACTGGTGCTTCTTTAGGTTCATTTGCAGGAGATTTCTCTGGTACACTTGCAACTTTATCAGCAACATCAGATAGTGCAGTAACTTATAGTGAAACAACTTCAGTATTAAGTGGTGCAAACATAACTTTAAATTCAACAACAGGTGCGTTGACAACTACCGATTTTGGCGGAGCATCAACAACCGCAACAACATACACATTTACAATCCGAGCAACAGATGCAGAAAGTCAAACAGCAGACAGAACGTTTACAATTTCATCTACTTTCGGTGCAACAGGTGGAGGACAATTTAACTAATGGCTACATATTTAACAAGAACACCAAACAGTTCAGGGTCTAATACAACATGGACATTTAGTTGTTGGTATAAAAAAACATCTATAGGTTTAGATACTGTTCCTTTTGCAACTGGATATACTTCCCCTCAAATTGATGAAGCTATGATTAATATAGGTGCTGATGACCAATTAAGATTTAATATAGCTATTAATGATGTAACAGATGTAACAGTTAAATCTGCAAGAAAATTAAGAGATACTTCTGGTTTTTACCATATAGTTGTTGCTTGTGATACAACACAAGCTACTGCATCAGATAGAATTAAAATTTATTTTAATGGAGAGTTAGAAACCAATTTATCTAATACAGATTATCCAACTCAAAACCAATCTACTTTTTTTGGAGATACCAATAAAACACAAGAAATTGGAAGACAGCCTCGTTCATCAAATTATTTATTTGGTGTAATGTCTCATGTTCATTTTACAGATGGCACAGCTTATCAAGCATCTGACTTTGGACAATATGATGCTAATGGTGTTTGGAAAATTAAAACTTCTCCAAGTGTAACTTATGGAACTAATGGTTTCTTTATTTTAAAAGATGGTGGTTCAGTAACTGACCAATCTGGTAATGGTAATAACTGGACAGTTAGTGGTGGTACACTTACAGATACTTTAGATTGTTCTGCAAATGTTTTTGCTACATGGAATTCACTTTCTGGAAGTGCAAGTAATACATATTCAAATGGAAACACTACTGTTTCTTATCCAAACAATTTTCAAAGAAATGCTAATGGTACACTAGCTTTTAATAGTGGAAAATATTATGGGGAATTTAAAAGAACAGGAGCTGCCAATCTTCATATTGGTATTGTTGGTAATACTTTTTTAGAAGACGGAAGAATAATTACTGACACAGGTGAAAGCCATACTTATAATATGAGAGGTCATACAGGTTGTGTAACATTAATTACTAATACTGGTGACCAAAGTATTTTTGTAGATGGTTCGGATTCTAGCACTGATGTAGATTTTTTTACTTCAGCAGGAGATATTGTTATGGTTGCATTTGATGCAGATACTAAAAAAATATGGTTTGGAAAAAATGGAACATGGAGTAGTTCTGGTAATCCTGCAACTGGTGCAAATCCATCATATACTTATAGTGGAACAGCAACATCTGATTTTACTTTTGGTGCAGATACTGAAAATGGTTCTAGTTGTAACGCAAACTTCGGCAATGGTTACTTCGGAACTACAGCAGTAGCTAGTGCAGGAACTAACGCAAGTGGTAATGGAATATTTGAATATGATGTACCAACAGGTTACACAGCTTTATCAACAAAAGGATTAAATTTATAATGGCTTATACTACAATTAAAAAACCTTCGGATTATTTTAATACTAAACTTTATACAGGTAATCAAAGTACAAATGTTATTACAGGTGTAGGATTTCAACCAGATTTAGTTTGGTTAAAAAGGAGAGATAATGAACATCATAATCTTTATGATGCTGTAAGAGGTGTAACTATAGCTATTCGTACAAGTATGCAATTAGCAGAAGGTGCAGATGTAAATGGATTAACTTCGTTTGATAGTGATGGATTTACTTTAGGTAATGGAACAAATCAAAATGCAAGTGGTGTAAGTCATGCTTCATGGAACTGGAAAGCAAATGGTGCAGG